CATCAAAAATAATTGGTTCGAGCTCATAATTCATAAGCCATGGTTGATTTATTAAGTTATCAGCCATTATATCAGTAAACTTCATATTATTTAATATTTCTTCTTCGTCCATTAATCTCTTATCTCAAAATGAGGAAAGTCATCAAAATTATTATCGTCTACTTCAAAGTTTTGATTCCAATCCCCTCCCCAGCGAAGATTTATACCCATTGATCTAGCTGTTCCTAAAACAAAACCAGCGAAGAGGTGGAAACGTTCTCTATCAGACCAATCAATAGGATAAGGAACCACATCGACAGCCCTGCTAGGATCATGATTATGACGGCCATTGGGGAACATAACTTTTGTTTTACCTTCTGCATAAAGTTTATTTTGTCTTGCTTCATTTCTATTGCCCTCTATTACTGAACAGTCAACATGTTTTATTACTTCATTAAAAACTTTTCTTAACCTTTCATCACAGGTTGCTAAATTAGTTCTACTTCTTTTTCCAAAATAAGGCATTTGTTCTCCTACGCTGTTACCCAGCTTTTAGCTTGAGGTTTATTTTTATGCCACCCACCTTTATTCTCTTTTATGCCTTGAGGTGGATAAGCATATTTACAAGCATATGCCAATGCATCAATTGTATCGTCATGAGCCATACGAGGACCAAACGTTGCAATCTCTCTATGCAAATCATAATGCTCTTTTTTTATATGTATCTGCCCAACAGAAAATCTTTGAGCAAGTATTTCTTGTATTCTATCTCTTTTAGACATACGAGTGCCTGGTTTCTCTTCTTTGAAAGGAACATTAAATTGATTCCTTCTTCTCATTTCAGCACGAATAGCTTGAAACACGGGTCTACTCATAGTCGTATCTTCGATAGTAAATAATACTGGTTTATAAAAGTTAGCATAATCAAATATATAATCAACTATACCTTTTTTATCCATACCTGGAATTCCTAGTACTGGTAAAGATCTATTTCTTACATAATCCAGTATATATATATTATTATCTGGCGTTACTGCAAGAGCCAGTATAACGCTGAAATCAGAATCCCTGCGAGCAGAATCTGTAGCGGGATCGACACCCACATAGATTGAACATGGTTTCGGATCATCGCCATCGGGTATAACAAAAGTGAGACCAGTTTCTTGATCAGTCGTAAACTGCCCGTCCCAAAATTTGATATGATCCCTAGTAAATATTGCATCTTCTTCACTTTGTACCTCCATCATATATTCTTGATAAAATTTCTGTGGTGTTCCACTGTCTTGGTAGAACTTTTTCTTTCTTGCCATTTCTTTATGACCAAACCACGAAGGCCATAAGGGTGTTCCATCTTCTTGTAAAGCTTTATATGTTATCACTTTCCAACTATAATCCTCTTCTCGTTTTTTAGCTTGTTCATGCCCTACAAGAATCCTTTGTATAAATGCATCATAATGCACTGGTGTTCCATTAATTCTTAATCTTCCTGTTTTCGGTTCGAGTGCAGGAAAGACGACAGCAGTAACGAGGTTGGATATTTTGCTCCTGCTTTCTGGTGTAATCGTATTATTCTCATCCTCAAAATCATCAAGAACAATGAGATCATAACGTTTATGAAGCTTAGCCCCACCACGAATACCAGATAGATTGGACTTAGAAATAAGTTTACAATTGTTTTTAAGCTCAATGTCATCTTCTGTCCATTTTCGTCCCTTTAAGTCACCGAAATAATACTTAATTTTTTCATTAAATTCCAAATGATATTTTATATAATCTAAATTAGGTACTGATATTTTGCTTGAAGCAGCCACCCAACCATAGAATAAAGGTTCATCAGTAAAACAAAAATCATGCATTATATTACATTTAGTTAATACCGTTTTACCATGACCTCTAGGTAATATAACAGCTAATTGTCTAACTGATAAATTAGATAAAGAATCTGCTACCTCATAATGAAAAAAAGGAGTTTCACTCCTCATAAAATCCTCATGTAAAAACAACTTACCAAACGCAATTAAATCCTTATGAGCTAATTGCAGTTCCTCTTCTGCTTTACTTACATTTCGTGAATTTATGTTAGCCATTAAGTATTAATAGTTTATATTAAAAATTAATTCTAAATGGTCAGTAGCTGCTGCAGCAAGTGTAGGTGTTGATTTTATTATACAAGAAACATAAACACTCGTACTAGCAGTTTCTGCTTGCAAATAAATTCTATTAGTACCTCCATTACCTTCTGATACGTGACCCACAGACCCTACCATTGCTCCACCTAAATCTGAATCATTATCAGTACCATCAACTGTCCAAACACCTAAAATTTTTGCTGCTTGAAGGTTTGATTTACTGATATCAGGACCTGAATTTACTGTCCCTAAATCTTCTGCATCTACCTGATGAAATATTAAATCAAAATCAACACTATTATCATCATCATGAAAGACATAACTAACATTTTCTAAAGAAGATGCTCCACCTTCAATTGGAACCGCATTAGGAATTTCAGTCGAATTAAAAAATACATCTCCTGCTCCAAATGCTGTTGGACTTCCTACTGTTAAAGTTGGAGTCACTCTAATTACTTTTCTTTGTGAAATTAAATTTGTTGCTTCTTGTACTGTATATTTCTGTAAACCTGTTGCCATTTTTACCTCCTGCCCTAAGCACTGGCTGTGCGTGAATGGGCTTGTTTATTTGTTATTAAAATTGTTTTTCTGATTCTCTAAAACTTCTTATAAGATCCTCTATAGAAAATCTTTCACCTTGATATTGTTGACTATGCCCTAATTCTGGTATAGGAACTATTTCTCCACCACCAGTATAATTAGGTATAGGAGCTATTCTTCCACCACCAGTATAATTAGGTATAGGAATCATTTCTCCACGAGAACCTCTAGGTCTATCAGGTATAGGAACCATTTCTCCACGAGAACCTTTAGGTATAGGAGCTATTCCTCCACTTTGTTCTATTTCTCTCCGCCTCCAAAGTTCTTCCAAAATTCTAAGTTTCTCGTCTGATCTAAGATGCCATTTAGTAGATCTAGGATCCATAAATCCAGGATCCATCGTTTCAGGATTTCCATATCCTGGAGGAATTGATGGTGAAGGCATTGGTATAGAAGGAGGTGTATCTGCAGGTATTCCCCTAGTAAATCCAGGATCTATATTCTCATATTCTGGTCGTTGCATTCTGCCTGCCCTCATCACTGCATCCATTAGGGTTTTCCTAATTTCCGCTCCCATTATTTGTTCTTCTTCTGTCATCGCCATTTTAGGCCTCCCTTACATTTTCTATGTTATTCTGATATCTAGCTCTTTCATCAGCTGTCATTAAATATACATCAGAATCTAAAATTAATTTTCCTTCTGGACTCATAGGTGGTCTAAAATCAGGATCTGAATCAGGAAAATAATTACCTTCTTCATTTACCTTATACCACTCATCTTCATTGATTGGAAGATTATTCTCTCTCATCCAATTCATAGCATCCATCTCTGAACCACCATATTGGCTTATCCAAGAATTCATAACTTGACTAGGTGGTTGCCCTGTAGGAATAACAGTATTACCTGTATCTGCAGCCTCCATCATATTCATAATCTTTCTTATCCCTGATTCTCTAGTTCTTGGATCTCTTACCATACCCGCTATTTCTAAAGGTGCATTTACTACCGCATTAAAATCTTCTGCTTTGTCTCTTTTCATTATTTACCTCTACTTGGCGGTCTTATCATTCTTCTTCCGTGCCTACCTTTGCCCATAGTATTATAGCGCCACATAGCATACTCTTCATCACTCATTCCTGATAAAAGTTTAATAAGAGGAACAGCTACTTGTTCATCAAGTATTTCTAAAGGTAGCGACACTAGTGGCAAACTTTCGTATTTAGATTTATCAATAAGAGTATCCTCATTATATGATGTGCTAGGCGTATCAGTCCTTTTCTTAGCACCAGAACCAAAAAAACCTGCCAGTTCCAACTCCCTTTCCTTAAATAAATCCATCTCTTCTTCTTCTTTTAAATACTTCATAACATTAGCCATTGCGACATCTCTTTTATCTTTAGCTAGAGTACTGTCTCCTCCTGGCTTTGGAGTATGTCCATATTTTATATCTATATCATCCATTTGTAATTTCCTTAGGTCTTTCAGCTTCTGCTAACTTCTTATCTGAAAATCCTTGAAAAACTGCTCCAGTAAGCTGTGTAACCTGTGTTTTATTCTTATCTTCCATATCCATAATGTCAGCTAGCTTAAATAAGGCCTTTAATTTAGTATCATCCTTTTGAGCGGAATCAACTACACTTTTAATATTTTTTAAAATATAAGCCTCATCTATGCCTAGTTCCTCCATAAAAGGTTTTAATTCTTCTTTCATAGCTGTCTTTATCCTTGTTGTTTTAACTAATTGTCCAGCACGCAATCCAGCATAGTGCGGGTCATCCGTAGGGAACGCCTTTAGATACGCCTTGCGTGGATCCATTCCTGAAACCAAATACTGGACAAAAGTATGCTCCCTACTAGATAAATTGTCCTTATTTTCAACTCTTTCGTTTCTCTCTCTACCACCAAGACTATAGATATCCTCCCTTTTAGAGGTATCCATCTTAGCGCTATCTGATACTACAAAAGTACCTGTACATGTGCCTATATAGGATTTATCCCTATTAACCCCTTTAGGCCTTTTCATTTTACCTTCTCGTATAATCTGGATAATACACCCATCATCAGCTATAACCCAGTCGCCTAAATGACCATGCCTCCAGTTATACAGATAGTCTATATCTCCAGGTACTTCATCAGCATCATCAAAAACTACGTGCTCTATCTTATTTACTATATAGTGTCTCATTATATCCCTAAACCCGCCAGGGTTTAGATTAGCTTATCCCTAAATCTATACCATCTACATATTTCATCATATATTCTCCCATCTCATTTGTTATGGGTACATCATAACCATCAACCTCAATAACAAAATTAATATTCTCATCAAAAGCTTCAGATAAATGCTCTATCTCATCAGTCTTTGGATCATAAACTATTTTAAGTATATACTCTTTTTTCATATTAGATACTCCTAACCCTGATAGTTTGAAAATTTTAAAAAAATTTTATTTTAACTTTAAATTTCGCTTTTGAGCCAGTTATCTTCTCCCATACTCAAACTTATATTAAAGCACTTTATATCAGTTATCGGGGACAATCTAGACTTCTATATGAACTAGCAACCCAACGTCTGACCCTCTACTTGTTTGTTAGACCTTCAAGGGTGATAATTGAAATCAATCAATTACTGATGGGTATAATATAATATATAAAATATTAATAATGCAAAGGTTTTAAAAATTGTAGCATTTTGGTGCTTGACCTTTTATATATAACCGTACCCCATAAAT